TGCATAGTAAACATTTGCATAGATTGGATGTTTAATGAATGAGCGTGACAGAAATGTTACCATCTCAATAGGGCGTGGTGGTTCAAAGCCCTTGTGAAACTTGCTCGCACCGGTTATGGAAATTCCGTGTGGTTTCAGGATGTTAGCAATCACTGGAGCTGTCACATGATGTGCAAGCTCAGTTATAGCAGTCCACAAACCGTCGTCTCCATAAACGACAACCGCAAAGTACTTACGAAAATCGTCATAATTCGCTAGTGACGGGTCGATTTCTTCGAAGATCTTCATCCACGCATAGAAAAAATAGAAAATTTGAGCAAAACAATTGATTTGTGTTGTACAATCGTGGCCAGACGCGAGACCATGGTTAACAACATATCCTAAATCTTTCACAATGACATGACGGGTAATTAATTCATCCCAACATGACTGCTGCGCGGTTTGATGATGTTTTGATTCGGAAAATTCAGGAAATTGCATTAAATAATCAAAATAAATATCGCTAATCATTTGGATAACACATCGTTGGTGTGATCCATCAAAATTTTCAAAATCGGTGTCATTTACAGTGTCAGCAAATTGATGCATTCGCTTGACAATGCGTCCCCATTCTTCAGACATTGGATTAATGCCTGGTAGAATGCCAGTTTCATGCCTATTCTCCATGAGTAAAGCATTCAAACCAGCGTTGTATACACGCGCGATGACAGTGCGGTGTGCTGGGGGGGTGTTGATTAGGCGGCACTTGAATGTTCGTGTCGCTTCTAGTTGTTCATCTTTTTTAGGGATGTCAATTCGGTCAAATTTGGGTCCAATATAAATTGGGACTGGTGCTATTTCCTCACCGGTGGCTCTCTTAACAAAAAGGTAAGGACGGGTCTTCTTCAATGGTAAAAGCTCAACCTTTTGTGCATCGCGGTAGCAAGTTAGCATTCGGTCTCCCTCTTTCCATGAGTCCCAGAGCATGTCAATAGCTTCAGAAAATCTAGCAGTTGGCACATAATATGGTTCCAATTGGGTACCACATTCATTAAAGAGTCCTCGTTTTCCAATTCGATTCTTTACTTCAGGCCAAGATGAAAATGGATAACCCGCTGAGGAATCCATGTTCATTCGTTCAACGTGGGTGTCAGGAATACCATTGATTGCTTGATCGATAGTAAGTAAACCAATTATATTTCCAGCCAAACTGTTAATTTCATGTCCCATACCTTGACGAAACATGGCCAAATATTTTGATTCAAATGGCTTTGAGATGTCCTTATATTTTGTTGAACAGTTTTTCAAGATGGTCTCATTATGAACATTGCGCTTATCGAAATCAGATAGCGGTGCTGGCTCCCGATCATTCTCCTGGTAGACTTCAAATGTTGGCATTTTCTGAAAGTCTTGGCTAGTAGGCATAAAACTCTGCATTTCCTTTGGTAAAGGATCAGAGAAAATAGCAAAATCGCCCTGTCCCAATAATCGGTGTTCGGCAGGAACAGGCATACCAGCAGTATCAGGTGAACAAATTGGAACAGTTTTATTCCATTCAAAAAATTCTTCAAGATCTTCTCGAGTTATAATTGCACAATGTCCGGTGTTTGTTGATGTATCTCCAGCAACGTGGATGCCAATGATTTTCCCACAGCTTTGCTCTGAACAAAGGACAGGCATTCCACAAGAGCCAATTAAAGCCCCAGTGTAACGATAGCTATCACTAGTTGTAAATGTGATTCCCAAACGAGCATTCTTTGCTTCAACTCGGCCAGCATCGATACAAGCCAAAGTTTCAGCGAAAAGGTAGTCCTTGGCGCGATGGCATTCAATTGGTGCTCGGTAGTTATCATTTGGGTTTGCTCTGATGGTTTGAACTCGGCAGCGGGTGTATTGATGTAAAG